CGATACCAAACTCCTGCTTTGTAAGGCATATAAATTCTCTGGACACCATCTCTTTCTCGATCATGTCCTGGAATGCATTCTTCTTCTCTGCAGACATAACATCTTGAGCTTCAGCCTTAACCTTGTAAAGTCTGTCATTCATACCGTTAACCACGATATCTACAAACTTAGGTATGATTGGTATGGGACTCCAGTCAAGGTTCAGCATAGACATATCGCCATTTATAGACAGCTCATCCTTGTACTTCTGTACGGGTTGTTCTCCCCTAGCATAAAGCCTTAGTCTATGATACTCACCCCATTGGTCGTAAAAACGACAAGAGTTTCCTTTTCTTCTAAACCATTCTCCTTCTATAGATTTTGCTACCTTTAGTCCATACTTTTCGGAAGACTTTTCTTCATCCGAAGCCATCTGGTTTGGGAAGGGTGATTGATAAATTGCTACTGAAGATTTCTCCATTATTTTATTATTTCGCTTCTATTTCCACGATTGTCATATCTTACAAATTTAATACTTATTTTTGATTCTTTTTTCTGATTGTCAAAAACATACTTTTTGTTAGCCATAATCGCAAGCCCTGAACTTATAGAGGCATCGTATTTTGTCCTATTATTTATCTCAAACTTAGCCCAGTCTTCAAGTGTCCTCGTAAAGTACATACTACCTATCTCTCCTGGCTGCCTGTACACACCCTCAGAATCAAAGCCTACATACTCCTCTATATAGGACTCAATAGCTGACGCATGAGCCTGTTTAACATCCTCGCTAGAGTTAGGTATACCACCTATCTCTAACTCTGTCTTAGACAGTCTCTTTTTATGCTTATCAGGCCTGTTCATAGAGAATCCTCTATACCCCCTGTTCTTGAAATGGTATAATAGCCTAGCCTTGTTGTTCTCAGCAAGCATAGGCATACCATAAAATACACAAGCCATAAGAACATCCTCAAAGAATATCTCTGCAGTCTGAGGCCTAGCTACATACTCCAAGAAAAACTCATTAGACGGAGCATCCTCCATATGAAACTTAGTGAGACCATGAAGGGCACCGTTTGAACCTCCACCTCCAACAACTCCAGATATATCATACGGGTCACATCCAAAAGATCCCATGTGTTCATTTCCAGGGTACTTTACACCTCCCCTCTCTATCACATTATTTCTGTGTTTTGAGTCTGGTATCCAAGATACCACAAACCTACCCTTCTTGTCAGGGGTCCATATAACCTCGGTATCCTTCTCCCCGCCTCTCCAGTGGAAGTAACCCCTAGTTATAACCCTGTCTCTTATTAGTGAGTCATTGTAATCAATCTGCTGGTATATCTTAGTTAGGTTAAATATAGACTGCCTTGACTCGTCCCTAAATGCGTGAGACTCTGTCCTAGGAAACTGTCTGTAGTACTCGTTCAATGCATCTGGATCAGACTTCAGTGAGGCAACCTCATTATTCCAGTATGTTATCACACCGTTATGTATGGGCTCACCATCAACTCCTGTAACCTCAGACTCTGGATCCTCAAACACTGGCCAACCGAACTCATCTATATACCCCTCATAGTTCCATTCCATAGGTATAAACAGGGAATATAGACCACTCTTCGTCTGTCCATTTGCAGACCGAACATTTGGGTCGCTATCCATATATAACTTCTTAAAGTTACCACCACCCTTTGATAGTGCGTTTGATGTAGATCCCATCATACACTTACCTATAACCTTACTACCCAACCTTAGACATGTCTTTGTAACCCTCCAGTTATTTAAAATATTTTCAGGCTTCTCCCACTTACCACTCTCGTCATGCACAAGAAGAAGAAGCTTCTCACCGTCATAGCTGTTGTCAGATGTATTCTTCCAGTCTATAGTGGTATCCAGTCCATCTATATCGTCATCCTTCTCCTCATCCATATTTCTCCTGGTAATCTTGCTCGCAGGAACCCTAAAGGCAAGTTCAGTCTTAGGATTGTCCATACCGTCCTGTATGGGTTTGAAGAAGAACGGGTAGTTTCTAACGATGGGAACCACCTTGTCCGTAAACATCTTCTTGGCATCAGAACCTGTCTTTGACAGTATTCCAATCCTTGAATCCCTAACTATCGTGCCTGTATTTGTAGCCTCAGAAGAAGACATGAAAGAAAAACCAGAACGCCTGTTCTTTAGGTAGCACATACCAAAGCATCTCCTGTCTGCCTTGCATGCCTCCCAGTATATAAAGAATATCCTATTGGACTCCCTAAAGTCTGGCTGCCCCACATCTATCTTTGTCCATTGCAGGTACATGTAGTGTGTCCCTGTTATATATGTAGGCCTACCATTATTATTGAACCAGTGACCGTAATCTCTCTTGTCGAACTCTCCCTCTATGTAGTCCACATACTTTGACTTGAACTTATTATCCTTCCTATTCCAATCAAATATCGTCCTAACCTTTGAAAGCTCTCTAGGGTATTCATGAGGAACCCATCTATCGTTCTCTGTATCTATATCTTTTGGTGCCTTTGGTATGGCTATCTTTAGACCATTTATGTCATATATGTCGCCTATAGTGCCGTCCTTTGATATTACAATAAGATCGTAATCCTTGTCATAACCGTAGACCCATTTCTTTGCCCTGTTCCTTGCATTTAATGCGTTCTTACTTATATGATCATTCGATATTTTATATAGATTATTTTCCATTTCTAGCCCTACCTTCAGCGAAACCCTGCTTACCAGCATCTATCTCTTTTACTTCCTCTTTGGTATTCTCTTCGTCCTCTATCTTGTGAAGCATAGCCAAGGCATCGTCGAATGCTAGCTTCTTGGCAGATGCAGCGTTCTTCATCTTATCAGCCGTTATATCGTCCTCGGCATGAGTTATTATTGGCTCCTTTAGAACCTTTATAAGCTCATCAATAGCCAACTTAGCGGCCTCTAATATTTCTACCTTTTTAGACATATATTTCTGTTGTACATTCTATATAGTATCTCATCACCTATCCTGAACTCATACTCACTATCAGGAGTGAATGATATAATGTCTCCACAAGATACGTAATCTATGTCATCATTCTTAAAGACCAATTCACCCCAAAGCTGCTCTAGTGAACCTACCTGTGTGAACATATGATCCTCAGACTCTATAGGTCTAACGAAACAGAACGGAGAAGGTGCGTTCCACTTACCGTCCCTCCTATAAAGATACACCTGATCAGGCTCAACTATGAACACATTGTCCATCACATAGTGCCAGCTGCTCTTCTGCTTGCCTTTTATATCATAGTAGTACCTAAATACGTTATGGTGAACGATAACTATGTCTCCCTTTTTAACGGGTCCAGAATAGTATGTAGGTACCGATAAAACCCTTGCAAGTCTGTTTGATACCGTGTGATCCTCCTGTGACGAACTTATTATAAATGCGTTGCCATCGTATACACGTATATTGTCATACCTACGTCCAGATACAGGTTCAACTATGAAGCAATATGGAGACTTCATTAGAAATCTATTTTAAACTCTAAAGAGATAGGGAGTGTGTTCAAGAACTCTTTCCACATGACAATCTCGTCATCCTTTTTTATCCATATAGATACAGAATGATCGCTCTTGATTATAGACTCTATAACATAGTTCCTTCCTAAAACTTCCTGTCCAACCACGTAATGCATACCCTTTGTGTAGTCTGGCCCTATAGATATCTTTCTAATTATATTCACCAGTGTGAAGATTTATATGTACATCGCCATACTTCTTCTGTATCTCATCCTGGTATGAGGAAAGATCATGTGCACCCATCTCTAGGTTTGCAAGCGTAGTAATCTTTTGATTTTTTAATCTCTCGAAGGTCACCTCTATGTCAGCTATCTGAAACTTGAGATCCCTGTAATTCTTGTTAAGCTCAACCAACTTGTCGAGCTCCTCTTTCTCTAATTTTTTCATTAAATTTAATTTATGTTTATTTTATTTATTATAATACTCTTTCACCATATAAATACCAAACATCAGCTTGTGTTTTTACTAAGTCCATAACCGCAAATGAAGAAGCAGATTTTTTCTTTCCTCCTGAAGCATTTAAAGTAGCTCCAGGTAAACCTTGAACTGTAACCTGTCCTGAACCTTGTTGAATAATTGTAATTCTAGTTCCTATAGGAAAAGCAGTCGAAGTATTTGTCGGAATATCTATAGTTACAGGACTTGAATTGGTTGCTACTACCACACCATTAGCATCACTTAAAACTAATTCATAAGAAGAAACACCTAGACCAAGATTATTAATAGATTTATATCCACTTGAATTATCTTGCCAAGTAACTTCACCACTTGCATTTGAAACAAGTATTTTACCATCTGTACCTAGCGTGTCATTATAGTCTTTTACAGTACCTGTAAGGCTAATAGAGTTATTACAAGTTAATGGCCCACCTAAAACCATTGTACCTGTTGCAGACATTGTAAACTGACCGCCACCATAACTGTATGCCCCTGTTTGAGTAATATCCCCTGTTAGGTTTATAGATTGAGTAGCTGTATTTCCTGCATCAAGTACATCCTGTAAAGTAATCTCACTCTCAAATAGTGCAAGCATATCACTAACCAAAAAGTTTTTGGTAGCATTTGCAGGTGTCGCCCCTACCGATGTACCTATTACCTTGTCCGATAAAGTTACAGGACTTGCGATATCATATGTACTTATTTTTGCCATGTCTTATTATTTATACAAATATAATAAATTTATTTTCCTTGGCCATTGTAAGGCTTCTTATAGTTCACAGAACTCTTCAATCTAGAGTTATTCTTGCTGTGTATACCTGCCCTCTTTTTCTTAGGCTTCCTAAGTGTGTTTGTGTTATTCGCCATTCTCTACCTGTTGTATCATCTCGAAATGAATTTTTGCGATCCTATCTCTACCGTCCTCAGTCATCAAATACTTGTGACAGTTGTCGTAGTTTGTCATAAAGAAGTTCTCCGACAGAATGGCAGGCATGCTGGTATGTATAAGAACATAGAAGTTAGCTTCTTTATCAACATCGCCATCTGAATAAGTATCTTTTCTCATATACTCGCCTGGAAATTCTTTCATTGCCTTATCGAACAGTATGGTAGCTATACCATCTGACTTAGTCTCTCCAACAGACGTGTATACAGACCATCCATTGGCAGACTCCTTGTCAAACCCATTGGCATGTATGCTTACATATATGCAGGGCTTTTCGGAAGACTTAGCTATACCGTTAGCCTTTGAAACCCTGTCTGACAGACTTACATCCTCCTGCGTGTCTACAAGGTTTACGTGATCTATATTGTTTGACTTACATAGGTCGACCAATCTACTTACGATAGACCTATTGAACTCTCCCTCAAATAACTGAGATCCATCAGGCCATACTGGAGACCTCTTTCCAGGTGTCTGATACACACCGTCAATTATACCTCCGTGACCGTTGTCGAAGATCCATAGATACTTTGACTCTGGGTTTGGACATACAGGATCGATTGATATATCGTACTTTGTTTTACAGTTTGGGCAGGTTACTATTTTTGCCATATTCTAATTATTATTGAAGTAGCTATATAAGCTATAGATATAACTAATATTACCCCATTATTTTGATAGGTCTTTAGCCTCGTTCTTAGCTCTCGTTACGAACTGTCTTAGGCATTGAAGCATGTTCTTTCCAGTGACATCCTCCACAGATTCGTTTATTGATTTAACCTCAACCACCACACAGAAGAAGGCTACTACTTTCGTCATCACAAGCTCTATAGATATAAAGTGAGCTATAAGGTCTCCTGCTATAAACCTCTCGACCAAGAAGGTCAATATTATAGCCAAGGAATAAAGTAGATATTTACTAAGTGTTGCTGAAAGTCTTC